CTGGATGCGCTAAAAGAGGCGGGGTTGAATCCCGTGAATGACGGGAGTTGCTACTACCTGAAATGTGTTGACGCTGGACTTCCAGGTGCTTATTCCTGCGATATGGGAACGGCAGACGATCAGAACTATGACGATTGGGTGAATGACCGCCTTCCAGGTATGCAATATGGTCCAGCCTATTACGGAAACCTGATTGAAATTGGTGGATGCACCGACCAGTCGGCGTTGAACTGGATGGATCCGCAATGGTGGCCTGATTACAACATCATTGATGATGGTAGCTGTGTCTATCCTGAACCGGAGAATGCGCTATGAGTTCTTGGACAGACCAAGACAACGAAAGGGTTATGAGCGACCTTCCCCTAAAAGAGATCGCCAAAGTCCTGAATCGGACGGTGGATGCGGTAAGGCAGCAGAGGTTTATGCTCCGCAAGTATCAACATATCAGCCCCAGCCCGTACCCAAAATACACCGAACCCACCCAAATCACAACGGATAGGATTCTTGTCCTCCCAGACTTGGAGTTGCCGTTTCATAATTCAGACTTCGTAAACAGGGTGGTTGACCTTGCGCTTTCATGGAAAGTTGAAACCATACTGGCCGCCGGGGATATGTTCCACCTTGACGCGCTTACGGGCTGGGAGGCGAACTGGAAGAAAGTCCTATCTCAATACATGGACGAAAAGACAAAAGATAGGCTTAACGAAGTCTTTATGAAGATTAAGGATGCAAGAGTTAGAGAGGAGGCTTTTGAGGCGATTGACGATCTGGAGCCAAAGACAGGGGAGTCTTTTGGAGAGGAGATAAAGACCGCAAAGAAGGTTGTTTCAGAATTATCGGTATTCAAGAATAAGTATCATATCATGGGCAACCACGAAGGACGCTTGCTTAGAATGGTCAACTCCTCTATGGAGGGAGTGAACATTAGCGATATGTTCGCCATGAAGGACTGGGTCATGTCTGAGTTCTATTTTGCGGAGGTGTTCTGTAAAGATAAATTCAGGATCGCCCACCCAAAACCTTACGGAAAGAACGCTCCGGCAGAGATGGCAAGTCGGTTCCTGTGTCATTACATCATGGGTCATTCGCACGACTGGTCGGTTCGCAGAGATAGAAGTGGAAAGTTCTGGGCGATCTCAATGGGTCATTGTGCGGACGAAAGACTGTTCCCTTACGAAAGCCAGCGGGACAGAACCTATTGGAGCCACTCCCCTGGTGCCGTGATAATCGTGGACGGATTCCCGCACCTACTGGGATTTGACACCCCGTGGCAGAATATGAAACGGATGTATGGATGAAAGCCGAGGCTATGGCGTGAGCGATTACAGCCGCCGCCCAACCATAAAGAACGTTGAGGCGCATTGCGGGGAGTGCGGAAGAGAGTTCTACCGCTTCTACACCGCAACCCATCAAAAGTATTGCCCGGACTGCCAGAGGGAACGCAACCTGGAGAACCAGCGCAACGCTTATATCAAGCACGATGCGATAGTTGACGGAAACCGTTTCAAGATTATGAAACAGATTTGTACCGTAATTTATGATCCGCTCCCATATCTTGAGGGTGGGTTCAAGCCTGGGGCGCGGCTGTATATCTGTGAGATAAACGACATGATGAAAATGGGGTATATCCAACCCGGATTCACTTTTGAGCAGGAGGGAGAACGCAGGACAATATAATAGAGATATATCATAAATATTACTTTTGTGGTAAACTACTATCCATATCAAATTCCTTAAGGAGATGTTATGGATAGTTCTTTTTGGTACGGTTTATTGCAAAGTATTCTGATGTTGTCCCTGCCAGCCATTGCAGGCGCGCTGGTAACGGTCGCTGTCGCATACATCAAGAAAGTTGCCGCGCAGGTGGAAGCTGACAAGCCGGACGTGTTTGCGATCGTCCAGGTATTCGCTGAAGCCGCGGTGAAAGCTGCCGAGCAGATGGGGCTGGCTCACATAGTTGAGGATAAGAAAGCCTACGCGATGGCGGCGGTCGAAATGTGGCTTGCCGAGAAGGGGATCGCCATTGATGCAACCCTTATCGAACAGGCTGTTGAGGCCGAGGTGTATAAATTACTGCCGAAGCCCTGATATTCTGGATTCAATACTGGCGCGATCACGATTCAACCGAGTGTATTTACACCTATAATGCGTTGATACAGCGGACTGCGTTGGTTTGGAAGCAATAACGTTTCATGGGCAGGTCTGGTCGGTCAAGACCCGCGTGGACGGGGGAATAGTCGTGTCCATAGACCTGCCCGAAACGGAAGTCATGCAAGCCGCGGAGATGATGGAATTGAAACGCGCCGGGGCTTATTTGCAATTCAAAGCAGAAATTATTGATTTACAACAGGGAAACAATGCCGTTTCAACCAGGGCAATCAGGAAATCCGAACGGTCGACCTCCTAAAGTACGCACTTACGCAGACCTTATTGATAAGGCATTGGCGCGTAAGGCGAGCAACGGCGTTCAGCGCAAGAAGGTGTTGGCGGATCTGATTGCCGAAGCCGCGACCGAGGGTCAGGTAAGGTTCCCGGGCGATAAGGAATACTCGAAGTTATCGATGGGGGAATGGCGGCAATTTATGAAAGACGTATTGTCGCACCTGGAACCCCCCCCAATGCAGGTTGATACAACAGGACATCAAACGGTGGAGATAATTGTCAAACATTCAGATAGAGCTGAACCTTCCCATACTACACCCGAAGCAGACGGAGATTTACAGATCCCCGGCGAAACGGAAGATATTAGTTGAGGGCAGGCAGTTCGGTAAAACGACCCTCTTCGCGTATGCAGCGGTCAATGCTATGCTGGCAGGCAAGCGGGTCATCGAAGCAGCCCCAATCGTCAAGCAGACTGACGCATTCTGGAAGCGATGCAACCGTTACCTTCGACCGCTTATTGACGCGGGTTATGTCAAACGAAACAAGACGGATCGCACTCTTGAAATGGGTGATGGGTCAATCCAGGCGCAGACGGCGTGGAATGCAGATACGTTGCGCGGAGACAACGCGGATATTCTATTTCTGGACGAATATCAACTAATGGACCCAGACGCATGGCAACTGGTCGGACAACCAATGCTTATTGCGAGAGACGGAGATGCTTGGTTCGCACTCACTCCCGCAAGGAAGAACCATGCGTTCAGACTACACTCACACGCACTTCACTACCCAAACGATTGGAGCGTATTTCACGGAACAAGCTACGACAACCCAAAGTTATCAAAAAGAGCCTTGGAGCAATTAACCAGGGATATGTCTGAAAGTGATTTCAGACAGGAGATTATGGCGGAGTTCCTGGAAGGGGAGGGGGCTGTCTTCCGCAACATCAACGCATGTATGCTGGCGAAGGGTGGGGGCAAGCACGTTACCCTGGAGCGCGGGTTCGATTATGAACAGCAACATAAGCACTTCGTCGTTGCAGGTATAGATTGGGGCAAGCAAAACGACTTTACCGCGATATCAATAGGGTGCGCGGATTGCCAGGAAGAGATAGAACTGGATCGTTTCAATAAGATAGATTTTCACTTTCAGCGGGATAGATTAGCAGCACTTTTCAAGAAGTACAAAGTAGATTCGGCATTGGTGGAATTGAACAGCATTGGGCAGCCCAACTTTGAGGAACTCGCACGGATGGGGTTACCCGTGAGTGGATTCGATACCACCGCAAGCAGCAAGCCGCCATTGATAGAGAACCTCGCATTGGCATTGGAGAAGCAGGAATGGAAGTTCCTTCCCGATGAAGTGGGCATAAGCGAACTCGAAGCATACGAGCGCACGGTGAACGGGAACACGGGGCGCAGCTCTTACGGTGCGCCTTCTGGATTGCACGATGATTCCGTTATCGCACGGGCATTGATGCTTCGGGCGGCGGGGAACAAACTACAAGTACTTCAATCAGATTCCGATCTGATGAAATGGATAGAGGCATAATGGCACCTAATGTATTTTCAATGCTGATGGATGGGATCAACTCCCGAGTGGCACGCTGGGCGTACGGGCAGCCGGAGCGCGAGGAAAAGGAAGAGCGCAACCAACGCTACTACAAGGGTTACCAGGACGCGCAGCTAAAGGTTACCAAAGGATATGACGATAACCTGATAACCAACTATTCAAGACTGGTTATTGACCGGGGCGTATCCATGCTTATGGGGCATGACGTTGACTTCTACCCGCCCGACGAACAATCAAAGGAATGGCTGGACTTGTGCTGGGAGGCGAACAAGAAGGACATTTGTTTGCATAACATGGCCAAGACGGGCGGGATATTCGGCACCCCTGTTGTGAAGATACAGCCGGAAGGAATAGCATACAAGGGCAATCTATACCCGCGCATTGTGGTACAGAACACGAAATACTGGAAGGTCATAACCGAGCCGGAAGACATGGAACACGTTATCCGTTACCGGATGGAGTTCAACACGAAAGAGGGAAATAAGGAAGTTACCAGGCGCGAGGACTTCGATCTTGAGGATGGCACATGGTATCTGCGCGAGTATGTGAATAGGGGAACGGGTCAGTTCATCCTTTTGGAAGAGCAGGTAATCCCCTACGAGTTCCCGCTTGTGCTGCATTGGCAGAACCTTCCCCAGTTCGATTCCGTTTACGGTGAGCCGGACATTACCGATGACATCCTGGTATTGCAAGACAGGATCAACTTCATGTCCTCGAACATTAGCAAGATCATCAGGCTTCACGCCCACCCCAAGACCTTCGGAACGGGATTGGGTAACGGCGCACAAATAAAGTTCGGTCCCGACGATATGCCGCTATTGCCAGAGGGCGCGGATATAAAGCAGCTCGCCTACGTCAACGACCTATCTTCAGCGCAGAACTATCTTTTGTCTTTGCGCCAATCTATGTTCGACATTACCCGGACGGTGGACATTTCCAGCATGAGCGATAAACTGGGGGCGTTGACCAACTTCGGTTTGCACGTTCTCTACCAGGATGCAATGAGCAAACTGGCTACCAAGCAGGCTTTGTACGGCGAGGCGTTGGAAGAGATAAACCGCCGCCTGCTGAACATCGCCGGGTTGAATGATGATCCTGGCGAGGTGGAGTTTGGGGATGCGCTGCCCGAGAACATTGCGGAAACCGTCAATGCTGAAAAGGCAATGATAGACATGGGCATCCAATCGAAGCAGGGCGCAAGTCAGGCGTTGAATATTGAGTACGAGGAAACGCAGGCTGAGATTGATGAATCAAAAGCAACCGAAAAGACGCTGGGACAGAATCTATTGGACAACTTCATTCGGACCGGAACCGTTACCCCCGCGGAAAAGGTTGCACCCGTTAACAATTTAAAGTAGAATAGATGCGTTGGGAGGCGCAGTCTATGACATATTTCCATAACATGAAGGTGCCGGTGGCGGGCGCGGTGATAAGCGAAGATGACTTATCACTTGCGCTCGCTGCGTTAAAAGCGGGGGACATCTGCCACGGCAAATACAACACGCTATTTGAGCGCGCGTTTGCTGACAGACTATCCCGCACCTACGCGGTGAGTTGCAATTCGGGATCATCCGCTAACCTACTAGCTGTGTCTGCGTTGGGGTTGCAACCGGGGGATGAAGTTATCACCACCGCGCTGAACTTCGCAACCACCGTAAACCCTATCGTTCAATGCGGCGCAACGCCCGTGTTTATTGACTGCGGATTGGATGGGAACGCCAAGTGGGAGAATGTGAACGCGGCGATCACGCCAAAGACGAAGGCGGTTATCCTGGCGCACTCATTGGGACGCTCGTTTGACGGTCTGATAATCTACGCCTTGCGCCAGATGGGGATTCCCATTATTGAGGACTGCTGCGATGCGCTGGGGAGTGAGTACGGAGCATATGATTACCTGAAACCAGTTGGCGCACGGGCGGACATGGCCACGTTCTCATTCTATCCTGCCCACCAAATAACAACGGGCGAGGGCGGGATGGTGGTAACGAATGATGCGGTGTACGCCAAGACCATGCGCTCTTTCAGGGATTGGGGGCGCGATTGCTACTGCGACCCTGGGCATGACGATACCTGTGGTCATAGGTTCGCGGGTGGGATGGATCATAAATACACCTACTCGCACATTGGCTACAACCTGAAGATGACCAACATCCAGGCGGCGATCGGGTTGAAGCAACTCACCCACCTTGGCGAATTCGTGGATGCAAGGGAACGCAATTACAAGTATCTGGATAACTACTTTCACGCATGGCACACAGAGGATCCGAATGGCTACCCATTCCTTAACCTGAAAGTGCGCAGGGAGCGCACCTCTTACTTCGGCTATCCCCTTATCATCCTCAACGGGATGAACCGCCGTCTATTATTGGAGTACCTTGAAAATAAGGGGGTAGGGGTAAGGACATGGTTCTCAGGAAACATCACCAAACAACCAGCATATAAGGATGTATCCTACAGGATACATGGCGAACTGCGAATGACCAACAGGCTGGCG